CTAAACATATATTTTTATAATGTAGGGGTTGATGTAATATAGTGATAATTACATCAGTGAAAGAGGTGAGGATATTAGATAATTAAAGATTAATAAGCTTAATAAGCTAATTAAAGCTATACAATAATACTATAATTATTTTTTTTTGATTAATTGCCATACATACGAAACCACAATCTAAATCAATCATATATATTGGAGGTACATAATATGCGTAATACAAGATGCTATTTTTGCTCTATGATATTTAACGATAAGCAAAAATATTGCAATCATATTGCTATGAAACATAATGATCAAATACCAGATGAATGTGATCCTCTGGAGTTTGCATATTCACTCTTGGTAAATAAGCCTATTGGCAGATTATGTACAGAATGTCATAAGCATTATGTTCATTTTAATACAGAATCATTAAAATACGAAAGAATATGTGATGATCCAGCATGTAAAGAGTCATACACGAGAATGATGAAAGAACGAATGATGAAAGTATATGGTAAAGAGCATATGCTAAATGATGCTGATATGCAACGAAAAATGATATATAACCATGCGAATGCACATGATTATATTTGGAATGAAAAGTATAAATTTCGTGTAATAGGCACATATGAAGTAGATTTTCTTGATCATCTACATGCGCTTAACTGGTCTCCTGCTGATATAATAGCACCATCTCCGAATAATTATTGGTACAAGTGGGAAGATGGTACACAGCATCTATACATTCCTGACTTTTACATACCATCGCTAAATCTGGAGGTCGAAATTAAACAATCTGGATTTAATGAGTCATTTATGATACACAATCGAGATATTGAGCATCGTAAAGATTCCATGATGAAGAATACATGTAAAAAGTTTGGCATTTATTATATCAAAATATTTGACAAAATATATACTGAATTCGACAAGTTATATGTCAAATCAGATAATAATAGGCCAGATGATTGAAAGGAATGATTTGAATGGCTCTTGATGAAAAGGGCATAACCTTGTCTGAGGTTACTGGCAAATATCCAAGGACATTTCAGACACTTGGATATGATGTTCTAATGGATGTGGATGCAATGTACAAGCCTAAAGTTATAAGTACTTTTCAAATGTGCGTTAATACCGTATTGACATTATTATTCATGAAGCCCGGGCAATATCCATCTATACCTGAACTTGGTATTGATATTGAATCATATCTTCATGAATATTCAGATGATCCTTTGATTCCGGCAACGATTAAATCAAAACTGAAAGATCAATGTAATCGTCTAGAAATATCAGGGATAAATATTGAATGTCTTTTTGATAAGACATCTGATGGGTTTGATGCTCTCGTAATTGAAATCATCGGAAATGACCGACTTGGTTATGGGTCAGATAGTAGTCATGTTATCATAGGAATATCATATGATAAATTAAATCGTTTATATGTTAAACGAGCATATATCTAAAAGAAAGGAGTGATTTAATTGACTGACAAAAGAAAAGAGATAGAGACATTGATTGATGATGTATTATCAGCAATGGATCCTACTGGTATAAACCCTCGTAAATACAAAGATATGTTCCAAGTCATGTCAGATGCAGCATTCTCCGACTGGATTACTAAATTTTTAGCGGATCCAAAAAGCAATATTCGATATGATATTGAAGAATTTGGTGATGGATCCAGATCATTAAAATATGAAAATATTGAAAAAGCTTCTAAAATAATAAATGTCCCATTATTTGAATATGTATATATGCCACATGTATCCAGTAACCCTAACCGTCCTGTAAGAACTAAACAACCTGTATTGGTTGGATATTTAAATATCAAGCGTCCACAACAAATCGTCACTAAAAAAACAGGTTTGACCCTGAGTGATAATAATCGTGACGAAATGACAGGTGCTGCTAAAGGCGACTCTAAGGGTGGCACTACAACAGGTATTGAAAACGAATTGCTTGCTGGTGTTGGCGGTGATGTTATATTATCCGAAATATCAGGTGCTCGTGGAGATAATATTGCTGAATATGATAATATGATATCTTCAATTTCAGAAAATGGCTCTGTTAAATTAGCTGATATTAAAACAAATGCTTATGATAAACCAACTTTGCTCCAAGCCGATTTGTTACTAAAGGCGATGGGAATAAAGACGGATATTATATCAGAATCATATTATAGTGTCGAAAAAGTAAAATCAGCTATGTCTAACAGTAAGAGTTGACACCACGGGCATATGTTTAATCTAAATTAATATGAAAGAGGTAATACAAATATGAAAGTGAATATTTCAGGAAGAGGGATTGTCCCAATAATCGGTGAAATCGCGCCAATATATAATCGAGATGTATCAGAAAATGATATCAACAAATTGCTTAATTTCCAAAATTTCATGGTATATGCGTCAACAACAGGAGAGCTAATTACTAATGAAAACATCAAAAAATTCTTTATTAATAATATATCAAAAACTGCAGATGAATGTACTGATGAAGCTGACGAAGTCTCATGTGAGAATACTTTAATCAATGAGGAATCTACAGATGAACTTTCATCAGAAGTCGTTGACAATGATGCTGTCAATGGCGATGCAGCATGTGATGAAGAAATCATTAATGTTGCAGATGATAATATTACTGAAAATGAGGATAACACAGAAATGGCAGAAACTGAAACATCTGATGCATCATCAAATACTGATAATTCATATAAAAAATATCCAAATAAGAAGAACAAAAACTGGAAACGTTAATGATGAAGGAAGTGATTAAATGTACTTCCTTGAAGAAGAAGAATCATACGGCGAAGATGAAATATCAATACTAATTCAAGAAGCTGTTAATGATCCTATTAATAATGACTTGAGAACTTTCATTATTGATCCAATAATAAAAGTCCTTGAGAAGCCTGCTGGTAAAACACAATATATCAAATATGGCAGTGAATTTCTTGAAGCGAATGCCGAGATGCTTTCAAAAGAATATCCAACAAAACAGGTTTCATTTCCAAAGGGATATGTTGATAATATTTTTATGTTATTTGGATTTGATGCAAAACCATTTAAAGATATATTAAAGCAATTACTGAAACAAGTATCTGATAAAACTGATTTCCAAACTATTATAGCAACGCCGACTAATGTAATTCATTCAGTTGTTCTTTTTTATTCTGATATGATATTACATCGTCAACTACGTGATTCAGCAAGACAACAGATGGGTCTAACCATATATCACAATGTGTTTAATAAGTTCTTTCATCCGCCACATCCAACCGAACAAATTATGTCATATACATATATGACACTTGATAATTCATGGAATCTGGTGAAATCTGAGAATGTTATCAACTGGATTGGAAATACTATAGAAACCGCATATGGCTTCTATAAGACATCTATTTCGCTTGATATGTCTATGTCGGTTTTAGTAAAGTTTTTGAATCGTGTTCGTACATCATTCCAGCAGAATTTGAGACTATTAGCACATCAATATTTTGATAATCTTGAAAAAGGTAATATGGCAGGCGATGATGTTGACAGCTCAGAAGAATATCTTGATACGAAAGATACAGTATCTTTACGAAATAATCTTTTGAGGAAAATCAAAACTGGTGATGAGCTATATGCTCGTAAAGGAAATCTGTATATTGGTATTGCTCGTATCAAAAATGTTAAAGTTGATGACTTATATAATCTTGCCATGAAAATGGAGCATTCTGATATTTCTAAAATAATGGATGCAATATTTTATGTGTTCATTGTTAAGGAAGCAAACACAATTAATGATATAAATTCCTCTAAGTTTATTAGTCGAATAACTAATTTACCAACAGCTGTCGATAGAGCTATGCAGGGAAGGCCACTGATATATCCATTGGCACACAAATATGGTGTTGATATAAGTATAATAAAAGCATATATTTGTCTCATATCAACGTATATACTTGATCGAACAAATGATTCTAAATAATAAAGGGGTGAATAATGATGACTTATATTGAAGAAATGCTAAGCTATATAAATGATATTGATGATACTATTATGGAATATGAGCTTGAAGTAACAAACGCATTAGTAGATTCTTATCAGAAAGCATTAACTATCATGGAGAACTATAATGGAGACTCTATAACTGATTTCTCTATTTTTCAGGAAGGCTTCATTTTAGAGGCAGATGAAAACGACAAAAGTAACTTTACGTTTCGTCAGACGGACGCTGATGGAAATAAAGAAAGTATTGTCAAAAGTGTTTTATATGCTATTCCTCGTCTTATCAAATTTTTGATTGATTGTATCAAAAAGAAAATGAATAAGAATAGCGTAGAAAAGCTTGAAAACAATGTAACTGCAATCAATGATATGACTGATGGTGAAAAAGAAATATGTGATAATGCAATTGCAAATGCGTCTACAACGGTTAACACCAATTCACAAGAATCGAGTAATAATAATAATGAAGTTTCTTTTAATAAAAAAGAAATAATAGATATAGTACACGGTATTGAAAAAGAAAGAGAAAAGAGTGCGCGAATCAGAAAAGTAGGCAAGTTTGTTGCAAAGACAGCTGCCATAGCAGGTGCTGGTGCTATAGCATATAATCAGCGCGATAATATTGCAAACGTTACAAAAAAAGGTGTCAATAAAGTTAAGGATAAAGCTGTTAATGCTGTTAGTGATAAGATTCAGCAGGTTAGCAACAAAATTACAAATACTGCTAATGATAAGATTCAACAGGTTGGTGACAAAATTACAAATGCTGTTCAACCAGCTGTAGATGCTCTTGAAAAATCTGCAGAAAAAGTGCAAGAAGCCGCTAGAATCTGTGTTAATTTTGCACATAAAGCTATTGAATCAATTAAGCGTTTTATAAAGACTATACTAAGTTATATTCCGGGCTTTAAAATTAAAAAAGATCCATCAATTATAAATGAAGAAGATATTAATTATAATGCGGCACGTGATCAACTTACCATACCGCTCAGTCATAGTAAATTATGTAACTGGATAAAGCAATGCAACACATTCATGAAATATGTCGATCGATATGTTACAACAGGAGCACCATACCCTAATGGAATTGAGTTTAATAAAAGTTTTAGGGACAATGCAAAAGCACATCTAGAAAGTGCTACTCAGAACGATTGTAAATACACATTGAATGAATATGTTGAAAGTCAAAAGCAATTAGTTATGGTTTTAAATACTTCGCTGAATACATGCGAAAACTTACTGAATACAATTAATCAGAAAGCATCAAAATCAAAATCTGTTATCGATTCTGAGACAGCTAAGGATTTGCAGATGATATGCAATATTCAGACAAATCTCATTCAGTCATGTGCATGCATAAATCAGTATGTTGAACTCGTTAGAGATATGTCAGACGATGTAAAAAATGCAATGGTTGAATAAATCATTCATTATAAATATTAAAAAATATAGAAAGTGAGTAATTATTATGAAATCCGAAATTATTACAGACCTTATGGATTCTGTCGATGAAATAATCGACGCTGAGATTACTGCTGAATCGACCGTTATCTCTTCAATGCTCGATTCGTATTCAAAAGCACTTACAATCCTTGAAAATTATGATGGAGACTCTATATCAGATTTCTCTATTTTTCAGGAATCTTTTGCACAGGAAGCTGCTGTTCCTACAGATGATAGCGAAACTAAGGAAACAGCATTCCGAAGATATAAAGAAGGCACAACTGAAAAAGAGAGTATTATCATGAGTATAATAAAATTTATACCAAGAGTATTCCAGATGATTTTTAATGCAATCAATAAAAAGTTTGACGAAAATAAAATTGATAAGCTTCAGAAAAATGTAAATGCTAAAGCAAAGAATGGTCCTGAAGAAATAAAGAAAACAATTAAAAAAGTGCAAGGATTCTTTAATACACATGGTAAAGAAATTGCAATCGGTACAGGAACACTTGCAATGGCTACTACAGCTGGTGTGCTTACATATAAACGAAATAAGATACGAGATGAACTAAATAAGCAGACAAACATTGACCTTACTAAAGGAGCAATATCTTCATGGTATGATATAAATGAATGTGACGAATTTGTAACATATGTTGAAACTAAAATTATGCCACTTGCAAATGATTCTGCTATTACAAAGGATCCTGCTAAAATTAAGCAGCTCGCTGCTAGCATGGCTGATTTTGTTAAAAATCGTAAGGCTCGTATTAATAAGAAAATTACAGAAGAGAAAACATACAGTATATCTAAAGTGCTAGAATCTGCCAAGAAAATGCGTAAATGTGCTGACTATCTTAAATCTTGTTTTGGAAAAGGAAATGATGGAGCATCCAAAGATTTAGATGTACTTAAGACATCTATGTCCGATGAAGAAGCAAAGTCTTTTACGAATAATTTAAATGAATTTCAGAAAATTTCAATGGATACAACTAATACATTGGCAGAGTTTGTAACTATTATTGACAAGGCAGAATCCATTGCAGATGGTACTGTTGATGGTAATATGGCTGATGTTACTCAGGAAGCTGCCACTGGAAATGCCACTGGAAGATTGACTGAAATCATTAAACTCGTGAAAGATATCTCACATGGTCACGCAGAACTTAATGTAGAAGCTATCCTGTCAGAAGCACGTGATACAAATTCTTCCGAAGAATGGGCACGTGCAGTGTACAAGGCATATATGTCATTATCTGGAAGAGACCAGCTTCAGTTTGCTGCTAATGCTGAAGAAGCTATGAATAGATATGATCATTCATTATTCCTTAAGCTTGCAAAGAAAGGTGATTAATCATGCCATTGAAATCAACGCAGACTAATAAATATGAAACTGCGTGTTTCGTTCAGGAAGCACCAACTTCATCCGAGCTAACTCCAGGAGGTTATACTATTAAAAAATCATCAGAAGGCAAACCATTTGTCAAGTTCGGTTCAACTTTATGGACTTTTGATGGTTACAATAGAATGCATCGATGGTATGACCTGCAAAATGCAAAAAATGTAGTTACAACGGACGAACGGCTTCAAACACTTAAGGCTCAAAATAAATGGCGTGGCGAATGGAATCACCCTAATCCAGAAATTAAAGGACAGCAGTATTCTGACATCAGAATGACAATTCCTGAACCTATGAGAACTTCTCATTTTATTTCTAATGATAAATTTATTGGAAATAAATATAAGGCAACAATAACGACACATCCTTCAACAGATTGTGGTCGTGCTGTTACATCTGAAATAATTGATCTTGGTGCTGTACCATCTTTTTCAGTACGTTTATTAGGTATCATGATTCCTAATGCACCTATTAATCAGCCTAATATGCGTGTTACGAAAGTAATAACATTTGATATGGTTGATTATCCATCACATGCAGATGCTAATGCTGACATTGCTGCTACTGTTCAGGAATCTGCTAATGTTGTATTCCTGAAAGAATTATCAAAATACTGTGTTGAACAGGATGAGACAATGCAAGTTGTTTGTGAATCTTTCCAAATATCAACAGATGAAATCATGGGTATCCATAATGGAAATATTGTCATCGAGCAGGCTGATTCATCAAAAATACATATTCCACTCAAGGGTGACATTCGCAGAGAAGCCCTTTCACTTATTATGAAAAGAGGTATCTAATAGAATGGCAATATCTTCTAATAAGATGATTGTCATTAAGAAGGAATATTTCGATAACATTAAGACTGCCATCGGCAGTCTTAATGATTTCTTTTCTTCTAATTTTAAGAAGAAGGATTTCCCTGATATCGATTCAGAATTCCAGATTGATGGCACTATCATGAATATTCTTAGTTGGCTAAATTTGGTTGATCCAACATGGATTAATGATCCGGATAAAATTGAAGATATTATAAATGCATTAAATGATCCGAACAATGAAAAGCTTAAATCCAACAATCCTGAAGTTAGCATATATCAATCACTTGTCGATTCTAATGACACCGAATTGCTTGATCATATTAATGCTTTTATCGGATTTAAAATCCTCAAGTATATATCAGACCATTTTAATGAATTTACTGAATTTATTAATGGTATTTATACTTTCGATCTGTTTATGAAAACATCTTTGTTTAAAAATGTGACAGAATTGTTTTCACAACCAATACCACTTGACGAGATATCAACTATTATGGGTGATACACAATTCACTTTATTTGATTCAACAAAATATGTTACTGGTATTTTTGATAATACAACACAGATTATATTACCTGATGAATTAAAACTTGATACGGAGATTTCTCGTGTTGATAATAATATTGATATAAATTCGGATATTGAAATTGTCGTCGACTCAGATGAATCCGTTCAAGAAGCTGCTGAAATCAATTACTTCAAAGAATTAAAACCCGAGCATATTAAATATGATCCGAAAACAAATAGTTTTACTATTTCGAATCAATTTAAAAAAACAATAACAGAATTGCTGACTGAAATTCGCAAATGCGAAAATGTGAAGGATCTTGGTAATTTCTTTAAAAGTGATGCAGCTAAAAGCTATAGCACAATATTGCCGGATACAGTGTCTCCATATATACTTAATAAAGTATTTGATAATACAGAAAAGTTTTCATTTGATGAAGTATCAGAAAAGCTTAAAGATTATACAAAATCATATGATTCTATCATAGAAGGAAATAATGGAGCTAAGAGATTTCAGAATTATGATATATTCTCAACCTTTAAAATTGATAAAGAAGGCACTATTAAATTTATTGAGGATTTTTTAACATTAAAACTCTTTAATGATGAAAATGCTATTATTACAAATAATAAGATTCTTTCAATATTTAATATATTTGATTCTCGTATATATTTTGATATATTATATAATCTAATACCAAAAGAAGTTAAAGATGAAATGTATCCGTCAGAGGACAGTTTTGTCAAATCGATACGAGGCCGTATCAATAAGCTTTCACATGCAAACAACGTGTACCAAAAAGATGAGGATTCTGAAGATGAGCCTACGACTTCTTCTGAAGTAATGGAATATGTATCTGATAAACTTAAAGAATATGGTTATATGTCGACTGCCGAAATGAATTTCTGTGAGCATTATCAATCAATTCTTTTATCGGAAATCAGTTGTCTTGGTGATAGAATGTATAACAGTAACACATCACCGATTATGATTGATCATTATATTGGAGAATCATATAGTGCTATTCCGAATGGCTTTGTTCAGGAGGTTGAGACTGGTGATATTCCGGATTATATAAAAACTCGTATGAACATATCTGACGGGAATGGCTCTCCTCCAAAGGTAAATATAACAAACGTAGATGTTCCAAGCAATAGCGTTGATGAACTTGCCACTTCAATAAACGCACGAATTGATTCTGGTGGTGATTTATCTGATGCGCTTGGCACAGGTTATAATGAAAATCCTAATAAGAATAATGAAGAAGGCAAAGTTGTTTATAATATAACAAATAACTATACTAATTCTTTCAATAAGAGTTCTAATAGTACATCAAGCAATGTATCTAACAATAATGATTTATCATCTAATAAAAAGACAGAAACGCATGTTTCTAATAATAATTCTAACAATGACAGTTCTACCAATAAAACGGCTATGACTAATTCATCAACACATGAAAATGCAAATATTCCAGAAACTGATAAAAATACTATTGATAAGGATGTTAACCATTATAATAATAGCAGCGATTCCCTTGATACTAAAGATTCAATACGTGCACGTGATGATGAACAAAAACTTTCAAGTGGAAAATCAATTCAAGAGATGTTTACGTTCCTTGAATCCGAAGAGCCCCTATCTAGTGGAAACGATGCTGGAAAACCTCCAAAGGGAGATCTATTAACATCCGCTATGGATCGAGATAGAAAAACATTAGCAGCACAACAGGGTGCTAAGAAAAAAGCACAACACATAGTAGGTACAGGTAAAGCAATTTTCAAGCCTCTCGACCGTACAAAAAAATGGCTAACGGGCATTGTCGATTCACTAATAAAACGTGATGAAGATAAAGTAAAGGCTGAAATAATTGAAAGCCCAAGCTATAGGACAGCTTTGTACAAAGCTGGTCGATTAGCACTCAAATTTGGCCTCACAGGGATATGCTTTACTATTAATGGGTATCTTGGTGCAGCATATGTTGCTATTGAAGGAGCTAAACTTGCCGATAAACAACGTCTGAAGAACGAAGTTCAAGATGAATTCGGTGCAGAATTAGAAATCCTTAATGATAAGATAGAAAAGGCTGACCAGTTAAATACTCCAGATAGTAATAAATCTAAGTGGGAAATGATGAGATTGAGAAGCAAAATGCAATCAATAATGCTAGACTCATCTAAATCAAAAATTAAGCACCCGAGAAGTATCGCATAACGGAGATGATTAATATGGCGAAAGACATTTTTATGATGGTAATGGAAGCCGAAGGAGATATGCTACAGTCATTCGACGAAGCTCCTGCAGGAACGGATAATGATGCGCCTGCAGAAGCAGATACAGCTGCTTCATCGGATCAACCAGCCGATCCTGAATCCGATACGACTCAGAGTGTGGATGATCCGCCTCCGCTGTCTGCGGACGAAGATGCCTCATTCGATGATACGACAACTGACACCGATAACAATTCGGATGATAGCACTGATGAATCAAGCGATGAAAATAAGGAAGATAAAAAATTATCGAAAAAAGCTAATGATATTCTTAATCAGCGTCTATATCAGCAAATGTCTGATAGAAATAACGAAATTAATGAAATCATTAATAATATGCAGATAATCGTGCCAGTTCTTCCATATGATATCGTGCAAAGCAATGATATCAGTTTAAATCGTCTTAAATCAGCTCTTCTTAAAGGACAGCAATATGTTATCAACAATTTTGTAGATTCTGGATATGGCGAAAATCTTCTATTTTATCAGAAGCTAGATAGCTTATATACATTACTACTTAATTCGATTGATGCTAATCTTAAAAAGATTAAAAATAATTAACAAATGTCTTCTGTAATAGATTTATTACAGTATTCATTAAACTTAAAATAATAAAGGAGTGTTTTATCAATGGCTTATGGACGTAACACATCAGCACATGATACCTGGTTCCAGGAGCAGAAAAGCATGATCAATTCAGCATCTGCTTCAGAACTTAAAGGTCTTAATGATGAATTTGATGAAAATTTTGCAGGAGTTGTAAATTCTATTGCAAGTACATACAATGGTTTGAATGTCATGAAAGACGCTAAGAAAATGATGGAGTCTCCAGAGATTATGCAGGAATACAAGACTCTTCTTCTTGAGCCTATTCTTAGTGAGCTCAGAGAATATCCAACAGAGTCTTCTGCAGAAAGAGTTCATCTTGAATCAGTTGCAGATCAGCTCGAGAATGCATGGGATGAAGGAAAGAAGTCATTCCTGATTCAGGAATCTTACAACGTATCTAACTATCTTCCACTTTCAACTCTTGATTTCCCAGCATTAATCAAGCAGTATATCAGATTTCTTGGTAAGGATATTATTCCATGTCAGACTGCTGCATCTACAAATATTGAACAGCGTATCTTTATCAAATATCTTGTAAATAACCAGACAGGTGAAGAATATGAAACACCTGCAATCTACTTCAAGAAAGATACTGATGGCAAGCCACTTTGGAGAAAACTCTGGAATGCTGGTAAGGGTCTTAGACTCAATGGCAATACTGTTATTAAGTTAGCAGATATTACTACAGCAACAAATAAGAAGTTAGATCTTCTTCAGTCTAAGTATCTTCTTGACGAAAATGATGCAGTTCCAACAAATTTCACAAAGACTATCAGAACACGTCTCTCATACGATTTCAATATTCAGTATGTACAGTATGATGGTAAAAAGGTTAAACTTCCTGGCGGCGGTATTCAGATTGATATCCAGACAGGTGGTAACTTCATCAATGGTGGTATCACTGAAAATATGAAACTTGCAGTTGTTGATGAAACAACAAATGCACCAACAGGAGCAACAGTATCATTCTCTGATAGACTCTCAGGTGTTGTTGATTTCGTAAAGGGCACAATAACAGCATCTTCATGTGGCGCTATTACAGGTCTCTATCTAAGTGGTCATATCTCAAATGAAACTAATATGAGAACAATCGGCTTCAGAGAATATCCTGAAATCCGTAAGTTCCTTATTTCTGATGGCTGTAGATTCCAGCTTCCTTTCACTGTTGAAGATGTTGCTGAAGCTAATGCATCACTTAACTTCTCTCTTTACAACAGACTTGTACAGGAGCTTGTTACTGCTCAGGAAATGTTTGAAGATGAATCAATTCTTGAATTCCTTGATGACGAGTACGAAAAATACAATGGATATGATAGTGATATCTGGTCATTGGAATCATATACTCATACAGAATATGTGGATCTGAATCCAACAAGTGTATCACCTACATTCTCAGGAGATCCATTCGAATACAGAACAAATGCAATTCACAATGCAGTCAATTCTGTTATCTATGAACTCTGTGACAAAGGCAAACTTGATAACCTTGGTTTCGTTATTTACGCAAATCCAAAGGCTGCAAGACTTCTCCAGAAGTTTGTAACATGGACAGTTCAGAAGACTACTGAAATCGGCGGCGTTCAGATGAACCACGCATTTGGTGTTCTTACAGATACTGATGTTCCAATTCGTATTGTAGCATCTAACAGAGTTGATGCATATACACTTATCGATGCATATCAGACAGGTGCTGTTCAGGGTGATAAATCTAAAGAATACTTCTTCAAGATCGTTGCATATCCAATGGATAAGTTCCATATCTCATACAAGCATCTCAGATTTGCACGTCACCTTACTAACTCACCTGAGAATGCAGCATATGCTGATGCACAGAACCCAGGAGGTGCAGCAGTACTTGTAACAACAAGTTCACAGTACAAAACAATCAGCATTCAGGGTATTCAGGGTAGAGTTATCTGCAAGAATACTATACTTGTACCTGATACAAAGGCTGGTCTTGTTGCAGCAAAGACAGTTGTTAGCCCACCTATAGGCGGCTAATAAACATTTATAACAGATATATTTTCAATGATAATCATTTAAGTAATGGGGCTGAAGCCCCATTACTTAATATGATTACTGCATTTATTATTCTTGCAAAGACATTGATTCTATCATAGCTAGACATTTTTTTACAATATATTCTTCATTTACATGAGGATATGTCATCTGAACATTCATTATTATTTTACTAATACTATCTTTATTCGGTAATCGTTGCCCTTTTGATAAATTAAATTCGATAGACAGTTGCTCCTTAATTGTAGCAGTAATCATTTCTGCAAGATTAGGAGACGGCATGATCTTTTCATTATGTAATCGATTATTCTCTTTAAGTACAGAACTAATACTCGTTGATAATGTGCTAATTGTTTTACTTACAGAATCCATCATTGCTGATATGTCATCAACTTTGTCATTTGAAAAGTTTTGACGTATCATGAGTGAATAAATCATTCTCGATTGTTCAGACATGGCATTCTTCAATTTACGTATAATTGATATATACGGTATTGAAATCACCAATATCATCAGTAAAAAAAGAATGACCATCATTAGAAAAGAGTAAACAGTAAACATTTTTGATAACCTCCGTTAATTAATTTTTTATATGAAAGGTGGACTTAAAATGAATAATATTGGATATGACATAGCCAAAACGTTCATTTCACAAAAGAAATATGAAGCTCTTGTGGAGTTTTCAAAAATTGAAAACCCAGATAAACCAGGTATCATTATAAATGAATATGCTGGTGATGGTATTCGTCTTTATAAGAATAACAAAAATAATATTGTTATTGCATGCCCTGAAAACATAACAACTATTCAAGAAGGGTATCTTGCAAGTGCGCTTACTGATGGCTCGCTATTTGATGATGCCGATACTATTGATAATTCTGCAAAATATCTGCAGAATACAGTATGTCCTAATAATTGTCTTATCAATAAAGGATATAACATCCCAAAAGCATTGACAACTGGAACAGCATGCGTTATCGGAAAGATGGATGACCATGGTAGATTCAATGTCGATGATGCTGATATTGCTAATGGATATAATTATATAAAGGATATGATTCATTCGAAAGACAATTGCAATAATGTGAAAGAAATCGTCGATAATTATCTCGGTAATCAAGAGCATAAGTTTTATAATAAAGATTTAGGAATTGATATTTCTGCTCTCGAAAATGAAATCAATTCATTAGCAGATGTAACACCTGATGATGAAATAACAGATGATGATTTTGAAGTATTAAAGTTAAGCAGCGATGATTCCGATGATGATGAAGATGATGAATATGAACAGGAAGGCTTCTTGACAAAAAAGCCAAAGAAACTGAAACCGATACCAATACGTGATATAGTATCATACATCACTATTGAAATTGGTGCAATCCAAGATTCAAATGATCAGGCAATGCTCAGTGGATATACTTGCTCAAAATTAGAGCTTGTTGATTTTTATCTCAACGTAATTGATACACAAGACGAGCGATATATCGTTCCACATGATAGAAACTATTTGATCGCTGGACAAAAACAGTTGAACGATTTACTTACACAGATACTTCGTATACGACCAATAAACCGAAACGATCGTGTCTGGCGTGTTAATGTAAATTATCCTGATGGATGGAGGGGCTAATATGAATAATTCTATAAGAGATTTTGTCATCACACATAAATCTTTATTTGATGAGATTGCTAAAAAATATAATAATATGAAAGATAGAAAAAATGTGGAATATACTATTCTTGATTATTCTAAAATTCTTAATGATATATCTGACTATATTGAAGGATATCTTAAATACAGAGAACAAGGTCAGAACACATATGACGGAAAGGTTCTTCTTACAACAAAATACTTTTACGATGGTATGTTCAAACCTAATAGCATGACATATAGAAAAATCATAGCTTTAACAGATATGAATTATATCAATGAAGATTTCCTTAAGGGAACAAAGCGACTGCAAACTATCCTTGATGCACAATCACCAACACCCGATGATACAGAATTTAAAAGTATTCTTTTAATGACTGATAATCAATATAAAAAAATATCGAAAGTATGGAATGATGATATGCACATATATCTATGGCTGTCAACATCCAATTCAAAGATATTTTGTAAAAAAATCGACGATGAAACACGAAGAGCGTTTGATGATAAATATACGCCGGTAATGCATAAGTATCTTGGCGAAGGGAATGATTGATGAATGAATATTTCAGAAGTAATTAATGATATAAAGGTAACTGAAGGGCTAAATACTATAGCGTTGCCATTTAAGCAACCAATTGAGATTGTTATTCGTGACATACTTCAAGTTAGTATACGAACATTCTCTAGATTTAAGCCATGTGTTAAAGAGGGATATGAACTTCGAAAAAACCTGAAATCACCAGATGAATTTGCTGAAAAAATTGGAATCTATATATTGCCAACTAGCCTCACAACAACATATGTTTCATATGCTGATGCGTATGCTGCTTCTGATATATATGAAAATGGTGAAGTTAATACTAATGCATTTACTGTTGGCTCTCCATTCGTCGGATTTGGCTCATATTATCCTCAAGACATTATCAATGCGACATTAACAGGTGCTGCTGTAAACAAATTCGCTGGCATTACTTCTAAGCAGCCATCATCAAAATGGTTGGGCTCTAACAAAATACAATTATTTGATTTTCCAAAAGATTCATATATACATTTCATTGTCAAATGTGATCATGATCAGAATGGTGAAACAATTCCTGAGTCATGTGTTGAATCATTTATATCGCTTGCAAAATTGGATGTACAGCGAACGTTGTACAATAATATCAAAAACATGAACAATGTTGGATCGGCATATAAAGAAATACAAGTTAAAATCGATGACTGGTCTGGTGCTGAGAAAGAACGAGATGATCTTGTTGAAAAATGGAAAGATACATTCCATTATGATGATCTAGATTTGGTCCAATTCTTTTAATGCACAAATGTCGATTACATGGGCTCTTAAAGAGCCCATGTCTACATCGATTTTATTTATAATAAAGGAGGGTTCGTGATGACAGATTTAGTCAAACGAAGTCTACAAATAGTGTCAAATTCGGCTAAAGAAATCAGCAAAGATTATACTCATAATTTCAGTAGTTTAATTAATGATGCAAACACAATTCGTGTTAATATCACCAAGACGGGTAAAAATGCAACGGAAGTATATGCACGAATAAAATCCGGCTCAGTTACTAAAAAAATATCGGATTGGTTTTATCAGAAAGATGTAGAGTATGATCAATATGACTCGGGTGTAACGGAAGAATTTGACCCAGGCTTTAAGATAGATAGTTCATCCGATGAAGAAACTAAAGGCTCATCATCAAAGTCAATTGACATAGAAGCGATGACAGATATCTCTAAGACACAGCTTAGTGCTATGTATAAAATTGGTCATAAGCAGGCTGAACAAGAAATAGCAAATACCGCAGAAATAATTTCATCTGTGAATAATAGATCAACAGAAATGCTTGCTGCCATAAATAATGTAAATAGTACACTCATTAACGTATCTTCTAAAATGGATAAACTTATCGAATTAAATGCGATGGGATTACGTAAAGATGATACCAATGTTGGTGACAAAACCCAATTATTTAATGATGGTAGATTGACATTATCAAGCGTCTATCAAAATGCTGCAAGTTCGATAAATAATAACCCAATCGTGTCAATGGGCAGTAATATTATTAAATCATTAATGTCTAATACGATGAGACCTGAAGACTTATTAGCATTAGGCTTACAAGAATTTGTATTAAATAAACCAATCAATGCATTAGGCGGTAAATCGATTGATAGTATTGGCAAAACGATAAATGAAACTGTCGGAGCTATAACTCATAATGTACTATCTGAAATAATTGAGACCGGACCTTTTAAGAAGTTTTTCGGCGGAATGACTAATATGGAAGCCAACAAAGATTATAGTACATTAACGCCAAATAAGTATAATACCAATCGAGCAGTATTCGACGGAATGACACGCCATTCAATTATATCAATTATACCAGAATATTTGAAGAAAATAAATGAAAGCCTCAGTGGCAAATCATATAATATCAATAAACATGGTCGATTGACTACAAATGCTATTGAAAATCGTTTTAATAAGATAACCGATGTTACATTTTCTTCATCAGGAATATCATCAAGTTTTCAGCAGAATATAGCGAACTCTTCTAACAATGCATATGATTCTAATGATGTTGATATTGCAGCACGTGCATTATCAGCTGTATATGTAATGCATTTAAATAAATCTGGTATTAGACAAATACGGTTTTCACAGCTTAGTGATTGTGATGTGTTTGTTTCTCGTGCATCAAAAATGCTCTCCGAGGCAACTGGTAAAACTGCAGAATATTGGTCTAATATATGTATGACTGTCATGTTATCATTATCGAATAATATGTTAGCAGGTACTAAATTTGTGCAGAGTGTTAATAGCAAACTGAATACGATGATAAATGAAGCAACTGAATTTGCAGTATCAAGTGATGGTATTGCTGGTAATCTAGCTGGCAAACTTGAATTTGATACAATGAAAGATAGATTCGTTGAAAACTTCAAAAAAAATAATGATAGCAATAATAGAACTAATACATCAGAAAATACCGTTACTCCAAGTAGCAATATTACATCAAACACAACAAATTATTCATTAATTGATTATACTCGGGGAATTTTCGGTATTCTTAATAGAGGTATCAATATCCGTAACGTGGATACTTCAAATGGATATGGTCGTTACAACTTATCTAGTACGACATCGGATCAGACTGATTATTCGCCAAAAAGGATAACACCTGTAAAGGTAAATAATAATAATGACACCGCTAAAGTTGACGTATCAGACATGCATTCTTCTACAGGCAATAATTCATCAAAAGCAGATGCTAATAATCAACAGCAGCCAACTAGTGCTGAAAATTCAACAGTTGGTTTAGCTAATAAAACGATTAACAGTGCGAATTATACAACACATGATTATGTCAGAGGTATTTATTCAATACTTAACAGAGGAATCAATGTTAGATCACATGACGTATCTACTGAATACCCCGAATTTAAACCAATGAAGCTTTCACATACATCTGATGATACTGGTCCTCAAGATATAGTTACAGCAAAAGCTGCTGTAACGAAATTAGTACTAAAAGGACTTGGAAAATCGCTTGCACCAACTAAAACAACTACAACTTCTGATGCTAATGATACGACAGAGACATCGTCTGATGATACTTCGACAAAGCAAACTGAGAGCAAAACTACGAATAATATAATCGATAATATTATACCGAAACCTATCCGCAATATTTTTAACAAAATGACTAATCATTTTAGACATAATTCTAATACAACAACTTCGTCAAATAGCAATAGTACAGAGCCACCTACATTAGATGACATTTTGGATAACAAGAAGAAAGATGTTCGTCGTATACAAGATGCTATTGTTGGTACAGCAAACGTTGATAATTCTGGAAAAATCACATATGGAAATGATGGTATATTGCAGAACGTGCGTGATAAATTCAATGGTACTATCGACAAAGCAACTAGTAAGATACGTGACATAGGAACTGCTACAAAGGATAAAGCTGCTAATTCAATAAATAATATTGAAATTGCTAGAGAAAATAAGATTCTTGCAAAAGACATTAATAATATGGATCATTCGACTCCAGAAGACCGAGATGATCAAGAAACAAGTAAACGTGTTCTCGCAATGATGCAAACTGCTATGGCTGATGGTAATGCGTCTAATATTGATATCAGTAATATCATGAGTGATATAAATCAGATACATAATCCTACATTGAGGAGCCGTTTAGAGCGGTCTGTAAATGGAATGCTCAATAATGGTTCTAAGAAATCATCTGGAATTTTCGGAAAACTAAAGCTTGTTGCAGGCACGATGATAAAAGCTGCAAAAAAATTATTATCACCTATGTTTACGATATTGAAAGTTGCTTTAACGAAAATAGGCAGTGTGATAGGTAAGATATATAAAGGATTAGGAAAGCTTTTCTTTAGAGGTGCTACTAACATAGCTGCTGGTGCTCAATCAATGGCACAAGGGCTTTTTGGAACAAGAGAAATCAAAAATGATGAAGGTGAAGTTACACAGCAGAAAATGATAGGCTTTACTCAGTGGACACTAAAATTAATTCCATCAATAATATCACATACAGCAGATTGGCTAGCAGGTTCTAAAGGATTTAAGAAACTATCAAAAGTAATCAGTAGTGCTGCTGGCACAATAAAAAATCTTGCTAAAAGTGCAATCAGTTCTATTGAAAATGTTATCAGCCATGTTAGCGAAGCACTTCCTAAAATGTTCTCCGATGTTAAAAATGTACTATCATCAACTATTGGCAAATTAGGAAACACTGGTGTTTTGTCCAAAGCAAAGAATGCTATTGGAAATGTTAAAAATAAGATTGCTAATACTGAATTTGCTAAAGGATTTATGAGTAGTTTTAAAAAAGCAAAAGTCATGCGTGATAATGCGAGAGAAGCATCGCTTGAAGTGCAGACTGTAGCAGATCGTGAAACCAGAGAGATAAAAGATATACTGACTAATTCATCAGGTACTTCTATCCTCAATACGATTGCAAATTTTCTTGAGGGTATACGTGATCATCTTTCTGAAAAAGCAAAAGATGCGGTCTCACCTAAAGAAAATCTTGAAGAAAATACTGCTGATAATAATGCAGGAAATAATAATGGTAGTAGTAATGATAATAATGCAAGCAATACTAATACTGCTGA